TTGTTAATGTTGAAAAAAAAACAAATGGATATTTTATTGGTTTTAATGCACCATATGATTCAAGAATTAGAAATTTAGAATGTGTTAATACTGGTTTTGATGATATTAGAAGACATCAAGGAGCTAGAAAGGTTCGTCTTGAACAATTGATGGAGCAACATAAAAGTAAAATTAACATTGACATAGCAAAGGAAATTATTGCAGACCATTATGATATTTATTTAAATAAAACTAACCCTTGCTCTAGAACATGTTGCTCTCATTATGAACTAGACGATCGTGCATTTATGAGTCAAGCAGATAGACCACTACCATATCAACCTAGAGGTGCAGTAGATGGGTGTGTTGTTGATACAGATTCTTGCAAAAAAATGGAGTTGCATGGTAGATGGGGTACATCATGTGGAACACCTTTTTATGCAAAAGAATTTATTAAGCAAAATATACAATGGAAACGATTTGGTCCTTATTTAAAAGATCGACCATCACAACCTTGGACAGTATTTAAATCATTAGATAAATTTCCTAAGGACAAAAATAGTAGATCAAAAAAACCAAAGAGAGAAATTAAGAATAAAACAATTAAAAAGTAATTATTATATATAATTAAATGCAACAAACATATAATTATATATGCGAAGATCACAAATCAATACATTGCGATATTATACCACTAAGTCCATGTCGAGGTAAATGTATTACTTGTCGGGAAAAAAGAGTACATGGATATTCTAATCCTGATCACATATCTAACCCATTTGGTTATTTATATTTAATACCTATGAAATGTTTATCTTGCTCTGAAGATAAACAACTATGCATGTGGTGCAAATAATTTATAATTTAACACTTGGTGCTTTGCGTTTACCATACCCATGTTTTTTTCTAGATTTTTTTGCTAGTTTTAACGCCTTGCTGTTTTTCTTACATCCTTCTTTTAAAATATTATAATCAACAGCAGCAGCTTTTCCACCTGTAATAGAACTAGCTAATCTAGCATATCCCCATGAATGACCACTTTGATTAGGTCTAGATCCAGAACTATAATAGGCGCCTTGTCCCTTTTTAACAATTTTAGATAAAGAATTAATTGAACATCCTGTTTTACGCGAAAGAGATTTAGATGGTACTATTTCATCTAAATTATATATTTTTTTTGCTTTAGTTATATGTGGACTGTCCTTAGATTTAAAGGATTTAACCTTCTTTCTAGTAAAATATTTTCCCTTTTTATACTGCTTTCTAGATTTCTTTAACATACTTCTTTGCTTACTTTTATCGCGTGTTGTTAGTGTAGTTGGAATGTATCGTTTTGGAACATTAACCATTATATAAAACATTAGAAAATATTATTTATGATTATATATATATATGTCTACCGTTACATATTATGTTAGAAATGATGATCCAGATGAACTAGCAAACTTACAATATTATATTGATCGAATTAAAACAAACGCAAGAACAATTTTGTGTCAAAAAATGATCGGTGAACAATTCGCAGAAGATAGTTTAGACAACTGCGATTTATTATTTGTTCATGAATATGATGAGGATATTCGTGGATTCGCTACTGTAAAATATTATATAGATCCCCGCGATGCAACAAAAGAATATTTTTATATTGATTTAATTTGCAATGCTCCATGGCATAGTATGGCCACTAGATCTGTCTCCGATATGAACGAAGCATATGGAGATCAAGCTAATCAGGTGCGCATGGGAGCAAAAGACATAATTGATAAAATAGTAGAAGTAGGAAAAACAAATGCATACAGAATCTCCTTTGTTCAATTAAAAGCTATTGATTCGGTAATATCATACTATTGGAGATTAGGATTCAGATTTCCAAATGTAGAAATGAATGATAAAGCCCAACGATTTGTCAGAGAACTACGAGCAGCACAAGTATCTGATAATGCAAATGAGACTGAACGATTAATGAATGCTATTATTGTAAGATATTTCCCCAAACATCTAAGCGAGTCTAAACAAGCAGAATTAGCCACCACAACAGGATCAAGAGTAGAATATGCACAAGATACAGGAATTCCTATGGAATTAAATATAGTATATCGAGGAGGAAAAAACAGAAGTAAAAAAAATAAAAGAACAAAACGAAAATACAAAAAAGGAACATATAAAAAAAAATAAAATTGAAATAATTTAATATATTATATAAGTTAGTATCAAAATAATGGATTTATATTTAAAATATTCTTCAATTTTGGAACAAAATGACTATAATAAAAGTGTAAATATAGATGATTTGCAATCATATCCTCTATATTTAAAAATAAAAAACTATATCGAGAAAGAAGGGTTTTCAAATATATTAATATCATTAAGTGGTGGGGTCGATTCAATGGTATTATTATTCATAATAAATCATATAAAACAACATATAGATGGATTGAATGTTTATTGTTGTCATATAAACTATAATAATCGCGATGAAAGTGTCGATGAGAGAGATTTTCTAATAGAATATTGTTATATAAATAATATTATATTAGATGTTAAGAATATAGAATTTAAACGATCCGAAATAAAAAGAAATGTTTATGAAAAAGAGACGAGACAATTAAGATATAATAATTATTATGATTTGTCTAACAAATTCAATAGTAATGGTGTATTTTTAGCACACCACAAAGACGATATATGTGAAAATATATTTAACAATGTAATGAGAGGATGCCGTGAAATAACCGATTTAACCGTTATTAAAGAGAGAAATACAATATTAAATGTATTAATTCATCGTCCAATGTTGGACTTTTATAAAGATGATATATTAGAAATATCACATCAGTTTAATATACCATACTTTCTAGATACAACACCAGATTGGAGTTGCAGAGGTAAAATGCGACGGAACATTTTCCCAAAATGCGCGGATTGTTATACTGATAATTATAAAAATAGTTTACTAAAATTAGGTAAAGAAAGCGAAGAAGTATCCGAAATATTAAACAAATATGTAATAGATGTCATTATGGATAAAGTAACAATTGATAATCAGCAAATTAGTATTCCAAATGAAATTATTTTAAAAGAGAATCATATTTTAAAAATAATAGTAAGAAAACTATGTCATAAATATGGAATCGAAAATATGAAATTGAAATGTGTTGATGAATTTTCTAGAGCATTAAGAGAGAAAAGACTGGGAAAAATAAAAATGACATTATTAAAAAATTATTCTATAACTATTAACATAGATCACATATATTTTGATAAAGTAATTATATGATTTATTAATATGCAATAAAAATTATTATTTATACCTTTCTATTTTTTTTTGTTAATCTATCAATCTTCTTTTTCAATACTTTTTTTGATTTTCTTTTCAGAGAACTCCTTCGATTTTTTAAATCAATGGTCTTAATATTTTTAATTAACTAAATATTAAAATAGTTTAAAATGAAATTAATGTATAATAATAATAAATGTCCGAAGAAATTCTATTAAATACGATTAAATCGCTTTATAGTGAATATAAAAATAATCCAGTAATATTTCAAAAATTTACTGATACTATTGAACAATTACCTGAATTATTAAAAAATACTAATGAAACAATTATAAATAGAGAAAAAAGGAAAAAGAAATTAGTATCAGAATCAGAATCATTTATCAACAAATTTTTATATCATAACAAATATTTTTATCATTCATCCACCGAAATATTTTTTGAATACAAAGATAATAAATTTTATTTAATAAAAGAAGATGATGTGCAACATAATATATTATCATCAATATCATCTAATAAAACATTAATGGATTGGAAACAAAAATTAAAAATTACCATTTTAAAAAAAATAAAGGAACGAGATATTTTTTCATGTATTCCTGAATCAGAAACTATTCAAAAGGTTCTTAATACATTAACACCTATAGTATTTGATAATAGAGAAAAGGCAAAATATTTTTTAACTGTATTAGGGGATGTATTACTAAAAAAAAAGTCAAATTTAATTTATTTTATAAACCCAAAGGCAAAAAAATGGATCAAAGAACTAACAAATTTATCATGCATGTTATTTGGTAGTCAAAATTTAACAAATGAATTTAAATTTAAATACTATGATCATAAATTTTCCGAAAGTAGAATTATAGATGTTAGGGATTTTAATAATACGGATTCATGGATAAGTGAAATAAAAAATAGTAATGGTTTAGATTTATTTTGTGTAGCAGCTCATTATTCACAAAGATATAATTCAGCAGATACATTTCTTGAAGGACATTGTAAAGATGAAGATTTAAAGAAATATGCGTTATATTTAAAAAATAGTACAGACGATACGATAATAAATATGTTTTGTGAAAAAAATATTGAACATAGTGATGATTGTTCAATATCCTGGAAAGATATGCAGTATTTATGGAAACAACATGTTGACAGCGAGAAGTTACCAAATGTATTTTTTATCACTACATTAAAATCATTATTAATTAATAAATATGAATATAATGCAGAAAAAGATATATTTTGTGACTGTACAAGTGCGTTTTTACCAAAAGTTAGTAAATTTATTTCATTCTGGAATAAATATATTGTAATAGATGATAATAATGATGAAGAGTTAGAAATAGATGAGTTATGTTCGCTATTTACACATCAATATAAATCAATTATAAGTGAAAAAAATATATTAGATTTGATAAAACATTATTATCCAGATACAAATATTGAAGAAGACAAATATTTAATAAATGCAAGTAGTAGTTTATGGAATAAGAAACAAGATATTATTAAATCACTAAACAAATACAAATCTACAAATAGTAATGAAGAAAGTAAAAGTGAAGTTCCTATACATGAATTATACCAGTTTTACTCAGAAAGTAAAAATAAATTTATAGTTAGTAAAAGATATTTTGAAAATTTTATAAAAGAAGAATCGTCTTTATATCCAGATGAAAATAGTTTTATAAAAGTAAAATCATTTGACAATATAATTCTTTAATAATAAAATTGATGATTAAATTAATATTTAATATATTTTAATTTAATTAAAATGATAGGTGATCTTGAAGATATTGTTAAGAGTCAAAATAGTGATATTGAGATAGATTACGATGAAAAATTATTAATTTCTCTCTTAGAGCATTTAATTAAGTGGAGTGAGAAAGTATATTTGGAAAATATTTCTGCATTAAAGCATAAGCAAGTATTTAATTTACTAAGAAATAAAATTACAAGAGAAATTCAAACATATTTACATCCATATAAGGTTCAAATAAAAAAGACAGTATTATTGTTTTATTACAGAAAATTTATTCAACAAGAAATTATAGAAGATGATAATATGTTATGTTTACTACTAATAAAAAAACCAGCAAATGATATTTCAGGTATTAATCAAATTACTATATTAACATCTCCTACACCAGATGGACAAGATTTTAGTTGCAAACATGATTGTTTCTATTGTCCAAACGAACCAGCACACGAAGGTAATAATTGGACTCCTCAACCAAGAAGTTATTTATCAAAAGAACCTGCGGTACAAAGAGCAAATAGAAATAAATTTGATCCATATGATCAAACAAAGAACAGATTAGATTCATTACTAGTATGTGGTCATAAATGTGATAAACTAGAATTTATTCTAGAAGGAGGAACATTTACCGAGTATCCCAAAGCCTATTTAAAAAATTATTTTGCACAATTCATTTATTGTGTAAATATGTATTTCGAACCAACTAAAAGGGCTATTTCTACATTAGAAGAGGAAATAAAATTTAATAAAACTTCAAAGAGTCGGATTATTGGAATATGTATTGAAACAAGACCTGACGCTATTTTAGAAAAGGATGAAGATGGAATTCCCTGGATTGAGACATTACTTAATTGGGGTGTAACACGAATTCAATTAGGACTTCAACAAATAGATAATTATATTCTAAAAAAAATAAATCGAGGACATACTATCGAAACAGCAATTAAAGCAATTGAAATTTGTAAAAACAATTGCTTAAAAATAGATATTCATTTAATGCCTGATTTACCATATTCTACACCTGAAAAGGACATTGAAATGTTCAAACAAGTATATACTTCTGATAAATATCAACCAGATCAAATTAAAATATATCCATGTGAAGTTGTCCCATGGACTAAGATTGAAAAATGGCATAAAGAAGGCACATACAAACCTTATGGAGAAGACAAAGAACTCATTACAAAAGTATTACAATATGCAATGACAGAATGTCCTCCCTGGATTAGATTACCAAGAGTAATTAGAGATATTCCTGACACATATATATCAGGAGGTATTAAATGTGGAAACATGAGACAAGTGATTAATGATAAAATAGGAGAAGATAAATTATATAGTATGGATATACGATATCGTGAAATTGAACGACATCCAGAATATGATAATAACGATGCTCAATTATTTGTAAGAATGTATAATGGATCAAATGGAAAAGAGTATTTTATTTCATTTGAATCTTATGATAATAAGGCAATATATGGATTTCTAAGATTACGAATTCCGAACAAATATGATAAGGACCATATTATATATTATGACACATTGAATAACAAGGGATTGATTAGAGAATTACATGTGTACGGAAGTGTGCAAAAAGTAAATTCAAAATATACACAAAATACTAGCCAGCATAGTGGCTTTGGAAAAAAATTACTGGAAAAAGCAGAATCGATTGCGTTTATGAATTCTATGAACGGGACTGTAATTATTTCAGGAATAGGTGTTCGCGAATATTATGAAAAAAGAGGATATTATCTAGAAAATAATTATATGGTAAAGGTATTCAGACAAAATTATACTGATATTAAGTATAGTGTTATAGTTATTCTAGTAGTAGAATTACTAGCATTATTATATACATATTTTGGAGAATTCCATAATTTATCTGCCACGTCAGAATTTATTGCCACGTCAGCATTTAATGCCACCTCAGAATTGTAGTAAAAAAATAAATTAAAACCATATAAAATAATTTAGCGATACATATATATAAAATGATTAAATCATTTGTATTTTTTTACTTACCACTCTTATGTAGCGCATTTTCTAAATTATCTATAATAGATGTACCTACATTTATGAAACCGGTTATTGTAGGCTCTACAAAGCCATTAGAAAATTTCGATCCATTGAATTTTTCAAAAGATGAGACGAAACTGTCTTATCTAAGAGAAGCAGAATTAAAGCATGGTAGAATTGCTATGATTGCATCTACTAGTATACCTATTATTGAATTATTTTCAAAAGGACCATCTATTCATAATTTTGATGATTTATCAAACGAACAAAAACTAGCCATTACATGTACTATTTTTATGTCAGAATTTAGTACTATGATTAAAGGATGGAAAAATCCATATACAAATCCATTTGAATTGAAAGAAACCTATCAACCTGGTGATTTCGGGTTTTCTCTTAAAAATGATTTAAATTCACAAGAATCTATTGAATTATTAAATAAAGAATTGAATAATGGAAGATTGGCTATGATTTCAAGCGTTGGAATGATTGCGCAAGAGCTAGTAACACATAAATCAATATTTTAAAGCAATATAAACATTATTTTTAATATAAGATAATGAATATAGAACACGAAGTTGAAAAATTATTAGATTTTATCAAGATAAATTTTTTATTTAATATGAAAACAGGTGATCCATTTATAGATACAATAATATCGACATTTTTTGCATTTGGAATTAGTATATTAATCAGTCATTCTTATAAAATATATGATTTTTTTGCAAAAAGCATATCTACTGTAGGATCTATGGTAAAATTATATTCATCTATTACAATTGAAGGTAAGCGAACATTTCGCACATCTTCTTGGTGTGTAAGAACAAATAATATTTGGGGGAAGCGATTTGATGCTATATGGGATCATATTAATAGTGAATCAAAATATGAAGGAATCAATAGTTTAAAGGAAATGCTTAATAATGTTAATATTGTTGATAGTAATTCTATAAATAATGACTTTGATAATGATATTTATGTAGTAGATGAAAATTGTTGCTCTTTTCCATTAAATAAAGAAAGAACTATTTATGCGACAGTGAAATTTTCAGACAATAGTAGTGATTCAGATAAAGTAATTGAAATGTGTGGTCAAGTTGAAACTATTAAAATTAAAATATACAGCAGAACACTAGATATAAATATGTTAAAAGAGTATGTTGATAATATTACGCGTAAATACTTGGAAAAGATAAAAAAACAACGTGATGGAAAAATATTTATATATTCACTTCATCCAAAAAATAAATCAGAAGAAGAAAATGACTCAAATATATGGATGGAAAGACCATTTAGGTCAACTAGAAAATTTAATAATTTATACTTTGATGGAAAAGACGACCTCATAAAAAAGGTAGATTTCTTTACTAATAACAAAGAATGGTATGAAAATGAAGGTCACCCCTACACATTAGGTATTGGTTTATCTGGTTCCCCAGGAACTGGTAAAACATCTGTCATTAAATGTCTAGCTAATAAATTAAACCGGCATTTAATTCAAATTCCATTAAATAAGGTCAAAAGCGAAGCAGATTTTTATAATTATTTTTTTGAGTCCACATATAATAATAAAAATGAAAGAAATAGTATAGATTTTGAAGATAAAATTATAGTATTAGAAGATATTGATTGCATGAGTGATGTCATATTAGATAGAAGTAAAACAACAAATACTATTAGTGATAATAGTGATAATAGTGATAATACCGATTTAGATATGATTGAAAATATTGTTAATGCTGTTTCCATAGCAAATTCTGATGATAAAAAATCTACTTTTAAAACCCCTTTCAAAAAAGACGATGATAAACTAACATTATCATTTATACTAAATCTAATTGACGGATTGGACGAAACATATGGGCGAATTTTAATTATCACAAGTAATCACTATGATAGAATAGATCCTGCTTTGGTTAGGCCAGGAAGAATCGATTTAAAGATAGAAATGAAAAAAGCTAGTGTAAATACCATTAAAGATATGTATCATCATTATTATCAAACAAATATACCCAATAAGATTAAGTCCAAATTAATCGATCATATGATTAGCCCAGCAGAATTAGTAAATTATTATAGAATAACTAATTCGTCTAAAGAATTTTTAGACAATATTATTCGCGCTTGTAATGAGAATGCCTAAATAAATAATAAAAATTTAATTATTTATCTAGATATTTACTTTCTACGAGAACCCTTTCTCTTTTTTGTGCCTTTCTTTGATTTCTTTCCTTTCTTTGTAATTGCACCAAATACACCACTACCTTTAGGTTGAAGATGTCCTTTAAGATGTTTTTGTGTCTTAGCAAGTTCACTTTTCTTTCTGGAAACGATTCTTCCATTATGCATTTTAAGATCAACCTTCTTTAATCCTCCAGGAGTTTGATGAGCAGTTCCATGCCATACTTGAGCGCGAGAACCCTCAAGCATGTCGTATTTTTGATTTCCAATGTGGTATTTACCGTCTGGTTTTCTATCGTGTCTCTTTACCATTATATTTTTTAGAGAGAAAAAAATTATTTCTAAATTTAATAACGCAGATTAAAAATTATTTTTTGGTGAACTCCCGTATCCATATGGTCCTCCTGCCTTTTGACCGTATACATTAAGGGATACATCTTGAAATACTATCCGCGCATTCCTCATTTGACTCTGAACTCTTATTAATGTAGACACTCTGTTTGCTAATGTAGTACCTTGAATAGTAACATTTCCTGATGGATTTATTGTTTTCTTACTGATATTACAATATGCAAATCGAGAATTGCAAAATTGAATAGGACCTGGTCTATTTGAAATTGGAGGAGGTATTGGACAGCTAGTCATATTATTATATATATATTAATATCCTTTAAAAATAAAAATTGAAACTATTTAAATAAATATAAATTAAACATATATCTAAAAGCAATATGGAGAATCAATCTGCACTTTCTAAATACCAAAAATTAACCGACCGGGAACATATCTTAAAAAAACCTGATACATACATAGGTTCTATTGAAAATACTGACCACGATGATTACATATTTGACAATGGAAAAATTGTGGCAAAAGAGTTTCAATATATTCCCGGTTTGTATAAATTATTTGATGAAGGAATTGTTAATTGTCGCGATCATGTAATTAGACAGGCACAAGCTGTAAAAGATAATGTGAAGGATGCTATTCCTGTATCAAATATTGACATTACATTAGATGATGATGGAACAATTCATATGTATAATGACGGTAATGGTATTGATATTGCACAACACCCTGAATATAAAATTTGGATTCCAGAAATGATTTTTGGACACTTGCGAACATCAACTAATTATGACGAAAAGAAAAAGGAAAAAATTGTAGGTGGAAAGAATGGTTTTGGATTTAAATTGGTATTAATTTGGTCTACTTGGGGTAAAGTGGAAACAGTTGATCATATTAGGGGACTAAAATATGTTCAAGAATTTAAAAATAATTTAACTGAAATATGTAGTCCATCAATTACTAAGTGTAAAAAGAAGCCTTACACTAGAGTGTCTTTCAGACCTGATTATAATCGATTAGGAATTGATGGATTAAGTGATGATATGAAAGCATTATTTAAGAAAAGAATATATGATGTATCAGCCGTAACTGATAAAAGTATTAAGGTAAAATTAAATAGCGAATTAGTTCCATGTAAAAATTTAGAACAATATATTGATTTATATGTTGGATCAAAGACAGAAACAAAAAGGATTTATGAACAACCTAATGATAGATGGGAATATGCAGTATGTTTAGCTCCTAAAGATGAGTTTCAACAAGTAAGTTTTGTAAACGGAATTTATACATCAAAAGGTGGTAAACATGTTGAATATATTATGAATCAAATCATTCGCAAATTATGTGCATACATTAAAACAAAAAAGAAGGTTGATGTAAAACCAAATACAATCAAGGAGCAATTAATGTTATTTATGAGATGTGATATTGAAAATCCTTCATTTAATAGTCAGACTAAAGATGAGCTAGGAACAGCTATTTCTAAATTTGGCTCTACATGCAATGTAAGTGATAATTTCATTGAAAAGATTGCAAAAATGGGTGTTATGAATGCTGCATGTGCTCTAACACAAGTAAAAGAAAACAAGGCCGCAAAGAAAACAGATGGGTCTAAGAGCAAGAGCATTCGTGGAATTCCAAAGTTAATTGATGCAAATTTTGCAGGGACTGTTAAATCTAACAAGTGTACTCTCATATTATGTGAGGGTGATTCAGCAAAGGCGGGTATTGTTTCTGGTTTAACAAAAGATGATAGAAATACTATTGGTGTTTATCCTATGAAGGGTAAGATATTTAATACTCGTGGAGAAACATTAAAAAGAATTAGTGAAAATAAAGAGATTATCGAGATTAAGCAGATTTTAGGATTAGAGGCTGGAAAGATATACACCAAAGAATCTGTTAGTGCTAGTCTTCGCTATAATTCGGTGTTATTTATGACAGATCAAGATTTAGATGGATCTCATATCAAAGGTCTAGGATTGAATTTGTTTCAAGATCAATGGAATTCATTATCTACATTGGATAATTTTATTGGATTTATGAATACTCCAATCTTAAAAGCAAAAAAAGGAGGTAAAGAACTATTATTTTATAATGATGGGGAGTATAGAAAATGGAAGGATGAAAATGACACAAAAGGTTGGAATGTAAAGTATTATAAGGGTCTTGGTACAAGTACTGGAAAAGAGTTCAAGGAATATTTTGCAAATAAAAAAATAGTATATTTTAATCATGAAGGTGAAGTAAGTGATAATGTAGTAGATATGATATTCAATAAAAAAAGATCAGAAGAGAGAAAAACATGGTTGTCTAATTATGATCGGAATAGCTATTTAGATACAAATAATGAGACAGTGAGTTATACAGACTTCATAAATAAGGAACTTATTCACTTTTCGAAATATGATTGTGAACGGTCAATTCCTAACTTAATGGATGGTCTTAAAATTAGTTTAAGAAAGATTTTATATAGCGCATTTAAGAAGAATTTAGTGAATGAAATTAAGGTTGCACAATTTACTGGATATGTATCGGAACAATCAGGATACCATCATGGTGAAGCGAGTCTAAATGCTGCAATTGTAGGAATGGCTCAAGATTATGTTGGTAGTAATAATATCAATCTACTAACACCAAATGGGCAATTTGGAACCAGATTACAAGGTGGAAAGGATTCAGCGAGTGAAAGATATATCTTTACTCAATTGAGCTCAGTGACAAGATATATTTTCAGAAAGGAAGATGACGCTATTCTTGATTATTTAGAGGATGACGGTTTTCCAGTAGAACCAATGTTTTATGTCCCAATTATTCCTATGATTCTAGTAAATGGAGGTAAGGGTATTGGAACCGGATTTAGTACAGATGTATTATCGTACTCTGTATCCACATTAATTCAGTATATTCAATCAAAATTAAAAAAGGAGTCAACCGATGATATTGAATTCACTCCATCGTATAAAGGCTTTACAGGTTCTTGTGACAAAATTGAAAATAACAAATATATTGTAAAGGGTAAATATGAGAAAATGAACGATAAAAAAATTAGAGTAGTTGAATTACCAATTGGTTATTGGACAGATGATTTCAAACAACATATTGAGAATTTAATGGAGGCAGATAAAAATAAAAAGGGTAAGGCATTTGTAAAAGATTATAATGATATGAGTACAGATACTCGTGTAGATATTGAGATTACATTTAACGAAACAATCGATGAAAAGACTGATGGTTCAAATAACTATAATAATTTAGAGAAAATGTTAAAATTATATACAAGTTTAAGTACTAATAACATGCATTTGTTTAATGAGGAGGAAAAACTGATGAAATTTGATAATGAAAAAGAAATCATTGATGGATTCTACCCAGTAAGATTGAAATATTATCAAAAGAGAAAGGACCATATCATTGATAGTCTCGAAAAAGAGTTCAAGTTATTATCTAATAAAGCTAGATATATTCAGGAAACTTTGAACGGTACTATTGATTTGCGTAGAAAAAAGAAAGAGGAAATCCTATCTTTATTAGTTGACAAAAAGTTCGATGTATTAGATAATGATACAGATTACAAATATCTACTGAAAATGACTATGGATAGTGTATCTGAAGAAAATGCCGATAGATTATTGAAAGATCGTGACAATAAATCAAAGGAACTTGTTGAAGTTCAAGGAACTATGATTGAGGACATGTGGATGAAAGAATTAGAAGAATTGAAACAATGTTTAGATGTTCCTCTGAAGATGAAACTTAAAATTAAGAAAAAGAAATAATAGTTACTTAAATAGAATATAAATATTATAAATTTTTTACTTTGCTAAATTAAAAAAAGTGTTTTAGTTCTAAAGTTTTGTTATTAAAATCGGGTTGTGTAGGTCTATCAATTGGTGTGTACATTGTGCTTACATCTTTTTTGTATGTGATGTAAGATTGTGCCTCACTAAATACTTGCTTAACACAATATTCAACTACTAAATCATTCAATGCTTGAATTTGTTGTGTAATTTGATTAGGTAAGTTTGTAGAACTTTGTAAAAAGACACTTCTCATAATAATTTTAAGAGTATCATAGTTTTGATTACCAACAATATATTGTTTATTTGATAATTCATATACTCCAGCTCTTATTCCATTTTGTATAATTTGAATATTATCTTTAGAGAAATATGCCCTTGATAAATTACTTTCTGTAAAATTTCCAATCATTGCATCATGAAATGTAGATGCACCTGTATCGGTTGGTATTTTATCGAATAAATCAAATTGGTTCATATTAGGTCCTGAAATATCAATTCTTCCATTTGTAGATGTACAATTCATTATATATATAATTAATTATAAAAAATTATATACATTTAATTTATATAATGGCGTCTAATTTTCAAAAAATTGTATTAATGGTTGCAATCGTTATATTTATTATAATGTTGATATTCATAGGTTCAGTCCTATATAAGGGTAAATACTCTTCTACATTTCCTCCCGTTGTCTCTGAATGTCCTGATTATTGGATTGATAAACAAACCTCTGTTACTAATCCTAGTGCTAGTTCTGATGAAATTGCTAGTTCTCAAACTTGTTATAATATTAAAAATTTAGGAAAATCTTCGTGTTCTAAAACTATGGATTTTACTGGCGATCAATGGGATGGTAGTACTGGTGACTGTAGAAAAAACAAATGGGCAACAGGATGTGACCTAACATGGGATGGAATTACCAATAATCCTGATGTGTGTGATACATCATCTTCATCATCTTAATTATCAATCAAGCGATCTTAGGAAAACAGGTGTCATAAGTGACTATGGAAATGCTTAAAAAATAATCTCATTATTTAATAATGGTAATATTAAATAATGATGTATTAGGTATAATATACAGTTATTTACCAGTAAAATACAAAATGATGACACAGAAAAAAAATTTGGTTTCTTATATATTGTCATATTTACCAATTCAAGATAAGATGTTATTAAATAAAAGGCATTATAAATTGGTGGAAAAGGATGTTAAAATAAAGGATAAATATAAAGATAAATTTTTTATAAACATTGTCAAAAATAATATGTATACACTTTTAAATAAGCATCTAGAGAGAGAAAATACATCAAAATGGTTTTATAAAAAAAAGTTTTATTTTGAAAATAATAGTTTTAATAATTTATTTTCTCTCTTAGAATTTGTATCTGTTAAAAATAAATGCAATAAATGCAGAGAGATATTAAACGAAATATCTGAAAATAACAAGTTTAATAAAAATAAACATAAAAACAAATTATATAAAAATATAATATGGAGCTAATAAACATAAATGAGATATTAGATAGAAATACGATATGTGATAAAATAAAAAGCTTTCTAATAGAATTTGAAACGAATAAGCATAATCTATTATGTAAGCGAGGAATATATATATATGGAAATCCAGGCACAGGAAAAACTGCATTTGTTGAAAAACTATTAAAAGATATTAACTATGATATTATTAAGTATGATGCGGGTGATATTCGAAATAAGTTAAGTGTAGAAACTATTACAAAGCATAATATGTCTGATAGAAATGTATTATCAATGCTACAAAAAAATGTAAAAAAAATAGCAATCATTATGGATGAAATAGATGGTATGAATAATGGCGATAAAGGAGGTATAAATTCTTTAATTAAATTAATTAGACCAAAAAAAACAAAAAAACAGAAATTGGAAGAAATCACATTAAATCCTATTATATGTATTGGAAATTATCATATAGATAAAAAAATTAAAGAATTAATAAAAGTATGTGATACTTATGAACTAAAAAATCCTACAAATAAACAAATGGACACATTATTAACTATGTTAATGCCGTCTGTAGAAGTAAATGTAAAATCCAATCTATTAAATTATATACAAGGAGATTTAAGAAAATTAGCCTCTATTATGGGAATTTATAATAAACAAAATATTTTATTAAATAATGAAATTATTCAAAATATTTTTCAACCAAAAACTTATAATGAAGATAGTAAAAAAATAACGCAAAATTTAATTAATAATTCATCGCCATTAGACAAACATAATCACATCATGAATGAAACTGATCGAACAATTGTCGCATTATTATGGCATGAAAATATAGTTGATGTGTTAGGTAAATTTCCAAATAAAGAATCCATACCATTTTATAACGATATTTTAGAGAATATATGTTTTTCTGATTATATAGATAGAATTACTTTCCAAAAACAAATATGGCAATTTAATGAGATGTCATCACTTACAAAAACATTTTATAATAATAAATTGTATCACGAACATTTCAAAAAAAAACCAAAGTTTAATCCCAGTGAAGTAAGATTTACAAAAGTTCTAACAAAATATAGTACTGAATATAATAATTATTTATTTATTCAAAATTTATGTTTTACATTAAACATGGATCAAAAGGATCTATTTGCATTCTTTTGCAATTTAAGAAATGAAAAAAATGAAGAAGAAATATTGTCTTATCTAGAAAATTATGAAATTAATAAACTAGATATTAATAGAATATATAGATATATTGACAAACATTCACAATGTAATATTAATGAAACTGACGTAGAAGATGATGACTCTATAACAGGTGTATTATAAATATTCAAGGATGTATACAATTGATATTATATATTTTATTTAAACATAATTTATTATAGTAAATTATGTTTTTATTGATTAACCCAATATATAATTATATATTTAAAAATGATAATATCATTCCAATCGAATGGTTGTATAATCATAAAAGAAGTGATATTTTAATAATTGATATAAATGACCATAGTTTTAAATATATTGATATAAATAATGATTGTATTTCTAAAATTTATAAAGAACAACTAGTAAATGATAAACCAGTTATATTGCCCGAATATTGTAATTTTCATTGTTATGATTGTGGATATTGGGTAAATCATACAAATGTATACGGCAATTGTTATAAATGCTACAAACAACTTTGCAACAATTGTATAGAATTATATAATAATAATGGTTATTGTGAAAATTGTTATGATTATATAATTGATAATGATAGTATTAGTTAATTGTTTAAGAAGATTCTCCATTCATATTTTTTAATAATAATTGAGTATTAATTTTTTGTAATTCGGTTATAGTTTTAGTATTGGTTGTCAATTCTTCTTTTACTGTCATATGGTCTCTAGCTAATTTTTCATATGCTGCTTTTATTTGCATTAATTGTTGTTGCTGCATTTGTAATTGTTGTTGTTGTTTTTTCATTATTTCAACTATTTGTTGATTATTTAATGGTACAGGCTTTCCATCTTGTCCATGAATCATTATTTGACCACCTGCACCTTGTTGCATCATCATTGATTCTGCATGTTTTCTTCTTGTTTCTTCGATTTTTACCATTTGTTGTAATACATCTGGCTTCATTTTTGGTTCTCCAGGTGCATAGTCTACCAATTTAGAATTGATATTCATGTAAAAATTTATTAACTCGTCTTCTTTGACAAAATCAGAAACCTTTTTATCAGATTGTTTTACAAATTGTGGATGTGGATTTTCTAGCAATTTTCGTTTATCAAATGTATTATGTTCATGTGAAAATACTAAAATGACCTTTTTTGGATCTAATTGTACAAAAGGAACTGTATAATCCTTTAAAAATGATTTTTCCTCAGCTAAACATGCTTCATTATCATACTTATTCTCAATTAATTTTCTTTTAAATGCAAATGTTCCAGCAGTTGCATGTTTTTCTCCATATGGTCCAAATTGATACATCTTATCAATATGTTTGAAATAAATATATATCTCACTTGATCCAGCACATAAGGCCTCTTTATCACCCTGTAGTTTTTCAACTGCATGACTTACACGTTGAGGAGGATAATAATCATCATCATCCATATAAACTAAAATGTCACCCTTACTTTTTTCGTGCATTAGATTTCTTTTCTTACCCAAACTCATTTTATTTTCATAACTAAAATATTTTACATTTGGATGATCCTTTACTAATTCTTCTATTTTATCTGTACCATCGTCGATGATAATCCATTCCATTTTATCTTTTGGATAATCTTGATGATCAAAACATTTTATCATACCTTCTATAAAAGGTCTTCTGTTATAAGTTGGTGTACAAACACTTACAAAAGGCAATGTACTATTAGTGTTATTAGTCTTATTAGCGTTATTGGTGTGATTAGCGTTATTGGTCTTATTAGTGTTATTTCCCTTACTTTTATTTCCCTTTTTATTATTTTTCTTTCCCATTTTTAAATTATAATATAACTAACTATTTATATTATAATTTACAATATGTTTTTATTAAGGTGTTGCCTTTTTTTTCATTGGATTCATTCCAGGAGGAATGAAATGTGGTATGAATACAATTAACATTATAATAGCAATAATTAAATCTAGATTTTTAAATGCAGAAGCCATAACCATACTTAAAAATATTATTTTTAACCACCATGCATTAAATGGACGACCCATTATATTTATAATATCTTTTGCGTTCATTACTAATGGTAGTAAAATAAACTTAAACATTGCAGAAAATATTTGAACAAACGATGTTCCTATTACAGTAGCCCATGTCCATCCAAACATCAATCCAAATCCGGAAAATACTAACTTCCATTTATCATTACTATTTCCAGATTGTTCATTCCAAAATGCACTTACTAATCCGGGAATAAACCAAAAAGTGGTTATTCCAAAAATAAGTTGTATAATTAAAGGGCCTAAAATAAACGGGACTATATCCTTTGCTTTTTCAGGGGTAAGTGCACAAAATGATTCAGAAAAATTAATTATTGCCTTTTCCACGGTTCGAAGCCATATATAGGAATATTCTACCTTATTAGAAAACCAACTTGTGAAAAATCCACCCACTGTATCTTCTGATGTATTCATACTATATGGAAATCCATAATCAAATGTTCCTCTAAAATACTTATTTTGTAATAATGAACTTTTTGTTATATCAATTGATTCACCACACCCACCTGGTCCCTTTCCCCCTTTCATTACCATTGCAACATCACCTGCATTTTTTCCAAATAATGGAGGTAATAAATTACCCTTTTTATTTTTATCAGTATATGGTCTCTGAGTTGGATCAGTTGGGAAAAATAAATCTGTATCAATTCTTGTTAAATATACAAAATTTGCTCCAAGCAGTCCAATTAAAATCATAGAAATAAATGCTTGTATAACACCACCTATAAATTTTCCAAAATTATTCTTTTTCTCAGTTGTTGTATCTTTATTTTTATCAGTTTCATCAGTAGAACTCATTATATATATATATATTTAACAAATAATTTAATATATACAATAATAAATTATTCATATAATATAAGTATTTATGTCAAAACACCAAACAATATATATATGGGATGGTGGAGTATTTTCACCACCAACAAGAGCAACTGGTAAATTAGCTTATAATATATCATCATATATTGCAACTAAATATCCTAATCATAAAATAGAATTTCATTTTGTCCCTACAAATAAATATTATAATAAACCATGGGTTAGATGCGTAGAAGAATCGGATAGAATAAAAATGTTAGACAATTTAGTAACTTATATTAATAAAGAATATAAAGTATCGCCTAATATTAAATTTGTCGTAAATGATAATGAAATAAAATTAGGAAAAAAGGTTAAATCGCATATTGAAACATTACACTCATTGAAAGATTACTTTAAAAAAAAGTCGTTTAATAATATTTTTTTATCTAATAGTATTGATGTTGTTATAAAACGTGTAAAAGGTCATTGGACTAACTCATTAAAATTATTATTTGATTGTAAAACTATATGTTATGATATTTTTTCCGATAAATTAATTGGTATTAATCAATCTGATAATTATGTTTATAAAAGTATTGATTTGAAAAGTTTATTAGAACAAGCTAATTTTAAATTTCCAAAAGAAGTATCTAACTACTTTAATGAAAAAAAGATTTCCAAAAAACAGATTGAAGGTTATATAAAACATGATTATAATGCTAGTAAATTTGAAGGATTAAAAAAACTAATAATGAAACAAATATTGTTTTTACCTAAACATTTAGTACCAGAATCTTATAAAGCTTATGCAGGAAATAGAGTTAGAGAAGAATTAGATGTTTACTACTCATCTATAAATAATATTCAAAAATTAACTACGCCTGGAATAGAAAATTATATAACAGATAATAGATTATATGAACATTGTAAATCTACTTACAAAGATAAATTAATATCTAAAAGTAAAAGCAAAAAATCGTATACAAAAAAGGATAAAAAATCATACATAAAAAAAAATAAAACGCGAAAGGGGAAAAAATCGTATACAAGAAAAGGGGGAACACGAAAAGGAAAAAAAACATCTGATGTTGAATCTGAGGTGGATGAAATGGTTGATATTGGTGTAGAAATAGCCAGTATATAAAAAAAATAAATTATTATTATATAATGAAACTTATTCCTATCAACAATAAAAAAGGCGGGGGATTAACTTTAAGTAAAATAGCACATGATGCTATGAGTAATCCGCCTATTGCTTCAAATGAATACAACACACCTATAACAGATATGCCGACATTTGATGAAGTGCGGACAACATTTATACCAAGTGATTTTAAACTAACTGACAAAGGAAAAGGTTCAGCTAATAAGGTATATACATATACTGGTCCTGATAATAGTAAATTATCACTTAGAATAGCCATAGATGCAATATATACTATTTATAGCCCAGGGGAAAGCGCAGATGAAAAATTAAATGAAAGAGATATATCTGAAATGAAACAATCAAAATATAATTGGATAAATGCATCTAATAATAATTTATCTCCAATGTTATTTTATTATGGATATGTTAAAGAAGAGAATCCAGAAGGAATATCAGTATATTTATGTATGATTAGTCAAGGGTATGACATGGATTTATATACCTACTATAATGCTATATTATCTGAGTATGATAATAAATCTTCATTGACAGGAAATGATAAATATATCGCCTCTCAGCTAATCGATTTACTAAATCAGTCACATAAACTGTTGGGAATTATTTGTTTTGATATAAAACCACAAAATTGTGTAATAAATAAAGATACATTAGAAGTACGATTAATTGATTGGGATGGTGATTGGTGTCAAGATTTTTCTACATTACTAAAAAATCGAGACAATGTTGAAAATATTTCAATTATAAGTAATATAGTAATGGCAAATCATTTTTACTATAGTATTGATCGAAATATATTCGCTGACTATTTTAATAATAATTTAGATAATATTTATGGTAGAGATGTATTAGTTGAAAAATATAAAGCATTAGAGCATCTGTTTTGTGATATGCCTAATGCACAATATAGTTTTTTCGCTGACCACTATTTTCATTTTAAATATAACCAACCACCCATCATAGAATGTAAAGATAAATTTGCTAAAATGGTTGAGCGATCAAAACGCATAAACAGAAGTCAACCGATTACAGGCGGAAAAAGAAAAAGGAATGCAAAAAGGAAAAAAACAAAAAGGAAAAAAACAAAAAAGATTAAATCTATAAGAAAACATAAAGGTTCTAGAAGAAAATCTAATCATAACAAAAAATAAAGGGACAAAAAAGTAGTCGATTATTTAGGGACTAAGAAGTACGTGTATATTTATTGTATAAATTAAATATTTTTATAATTTATATAATGTTTGATAATATAATTTTGATATTTGGAGTAATAGTATTTATATATTTATTGTATCAACAATACAAATTTCAAAAAAATTTACTATTTCCATCTGTAATTAAAGAGAATTTTACCCCTCTTGATGTAAATAGGATTATACAACAACCTAATTCAATACCAATTGGAACTACTGATAAAAAATTATTAGAAGCTACACAACTAACAGTTATAAGCAATGGATATAATAGTAAAACAATAGATAATTTGAAAGCATCTAATCCCGAACCATATAAGGAAACTGATTCCGAACACTCTATGGGTGATTTTCCGAATGTATTAAAGGAAAAGTATCCTTTACCAACAACCGAATTTGAATATCCTAATAAATATAATTTTACCGTAAATTATGATTGCAGAAAAAGTGCTACTGGAATGTTTTCTGACTGTGGTGTTTATTCCGCTAATAATGCATGGACAGCCGATCCATACAAGGGTTTAAATTGTGCGTTAAATAATACAAATACGCCAAAACAATCTAATGATGTTTCAAGAGGAAGAGAGATTGAATATACATCTACAAGAAAAACAGGTTTATCTGGAGTAGGAAATAGTATGTTGCGATAATAGGAAATATATTTTTATTAAATAATAAATTAAAATATATTTTATCTAGCATACATTAATCCACAATTTCCGCCAACAAATGTTAATATATTATATCTTTCTTCGTGAATTGTTAAATTATAATTGTAATCAAATATTCTCCACGAAGGTTTATTTACACCAACAATAGCACCAGAAGATGGGTCACATATAGTATAAAATTGAGCTGATGCATCTAAAGGTGGGACATATGTAGTAAATTCAAATTGAATATCATTGAATTTGCTTAAGTTCATAGCTCCTGATGGTTGAAAGTCAAATGGATCATTGTAGATTGCGAAACTGTAATTATATAATCCATTCGGGGCATTTCCATTAGTTCTAGTATACTTTTCAATATAATTGTAAATTCCTGAATCCATATTATTTTCTCTATATTTTCCATCCAATAATATACCTAAACTCATAAGAATATCTTTTTGATTTTGTACATTATAATTTCCTGTAGTAGTAATACCGCTATATTCCATATTACTTGGATTTAACCCTGGACCAAAACCAGCAAGTGTAACCGGATTACAAGGCAATTTTACATCACCGATCATGTCACCAAAATCAACTTGTTGTGGAATAGTATTACTATATGGCCAATTAGTATAATTACTCCATTCATTTCTTAAATCAATATCACTCCTTTGAAAATACCACATCCAAGAGGAAACCATTCCCATAGTACTATCTAATTTAACTTTTTGATTACCAGTTACATTAAAATATTTCCATTCGTATATAGATTTAAATAAATATTTCTGCTCTTTTGCAGCAAATATTTTAGACTCTTCATCTGTTAAAAATCCATAAGTAGATATTAAATGAATGTCGGCATTCCAATTTGTTCTTTTATCGCTATACGATGATGTTGTATTTAATGAAATATCTGGTGGTGGTTGTAAAAATCTATAGAATTGTTGTAATGCTATATTTTGATTACTCTGAATATGTGGAAACAGATTTTCAGTATCTTCTACATCTCTAATAACAAATAATTCATTAATAGGTCTTAGTGTAACATTAATTTCTAATTCATTATATTGTAATGCAACTAATGGAAAGGCCATTTTAGCAGCTAATGTAAACCAAAAATTTATTGGAATGTATAACTTTCTTGCTCTTATAGATGGTTCAGGTCCTTGTTGAAATTTACTATAATACGCAGTGGGATATGCATTCATACGTCCATATGCATTACCAGGATCATTCAATTCTGGAACATTTCCAGTCATATTATCATATAAGTGTTTCTTCTCACCTGTAAAATCACGTTGAACCATTGCTAATAAATATTCGCCTGTATATTTATTTAATGTTTGTCCACCTACACTTATTTCAATCTCTTCTATCATTTGTGTACCTAGATTATCTATCCATTTAAACTCGTAAGGGGCCCAATTATGAGAACAATCGGATGGGGGAATAACTGGACTCCATATTGTAGGCAATTGCACTACTAAATATGTATCCATTAATAATTCAGCATACCGTTTCATTCTAAATGTAAATTTAGATGATTCTGTCAATCTCAATGATCTCTGTCCATCAAAATCTATACGAAATTTTTGCATTCCAAAATTAGTATACTTTTTATATGTTGTTTTAAAAAAGGTTTTTGATGGATTTCCATTTAAATATACATTTTGATTTCCATAAGCAACAATATTTAATAAACCTCCTGGCATATATATTTATCATACAATATTATTTAACTTTTTATTGCATTAAATAATATTTTATTTAGACATTAACAATTAATTATTTTTTCATAACTTAATATAAGTATAATGGAACAAGCTAAAAAAATGTTTTCGAAATTAAGCTTAGAACAACATAAAGCAAAAATGATTAAATATATGGCTTATGGTTTAATTATTATTTTAACTATTGGAATAATTGGATATGCAGTTACTAAAATGAGATTAAATGACGCTAATTGCGACAAACTAAAAAAAATTTATAAGTCATTTCCTACTATATCATCTATCAATTATAATGATGACTCTTACAAATACAATTTACGCGATTATTATGTAAAAACTGCATATAATTGTTGCTGTTCCGGTCAATTTAAAAATGATTTTGTTAATATTTGTGCATTAAAGACATGTATAAATCAAGGAGCTAGGGTTTTAGATTTTGAAATTTATTCCATAAATGATAAACCTGTTATTGCAACATCTTCAATTAATGATTATCATGTCAAAGAAACCTATAATTATATCGATTTCAAAGATGCTATGAATATTGTTAATAGTTATGCTTTTAGTGGTGGATCATGTCCTAATCCGAACGACCCATTAGTTCTTCATTTTAGAATTCAAAGTTCAAATGAAAAAATATATAAGGTTATGGCTGACACTATTTTAAATACTTTAGAAAATAGAATTTTAGATAAAGAGTATAGTTATGAGTATTATGGACATAATTTAGGAGCTATTCCTCTAAAAATTTTTGCCGGTAAAGTTATTATATCTATTGATCGATCTAACCCTATGTTTTCAACTACACCATTAGATGAATATGTAAATATTGCTTCTAATTCCGTATTCTTGAGAGCATCTAGAGAATATGATGTTAAATATACACCAGATAGTCAGGAATTAATTACATATAATAAAAAAAATATGACTATGTCTATGCCTGATTTAAGTCCATATGCTGAGAATCCTCAAGCGTCATTAAATTTTAAATACGGATGTCAGTGGGTTGGTATGTGTTTCCAAAATTTTGATTCTAATATGGAATATTACGATTTATTTTTTGATAAAGTTGGTCATGCATTTGTATTGAAACCTGAAAATTTAAGGTATGTACCTGTTACTATACCAAATCCTACTCCACAAAAGCCTGAAAACTCATTTACCAGTAGAAAAACTAGTACTGACTATTACACATTTAGTATTTAGTATTTAAATTTTATATATAATACTTTCTCTAATAATATTATATATAATGTCGTATTGTAAAGAAAAACCTACATTAGAAGAAAAGGAGGTTGAAATACTTAGAAATGCTGTCGATATTGCTGAAAAAAGAAAGGGTAAACAGACTGTAAGTGACCCTGATGTTAAACAAATTATTGGTATATTAGAAGAGTTTCTTAAAAAAAAGAAATTAGTTTGTTATGGCGGAACTGCTATTAATAACATTCTTCCTTTAGAAGATCAATTCTATGATAAAAATATTGAAATACCAGATTATGACTTTTATTCACCTAATGCATTAGACGATGCCAAAGAATTAGCTGATATTTATTTTAAAGCTGGATTTCAAGAAGTTGAGGCAAAGGCTGGCGTTCATCACGGTACATATAAAGTATATGTTAATTTTCTCCCTGTTGCTGACATTACATATCTAGAAAAATCGTTATTTAAACGAGTACAGAGAGATGGTATTCGTGTATATGGTATTATGTATTGCCCTCCTAATTTTTTAAGAATGAATATGTATCTAGAATTATCTAGACCTGCTGGTGATATTAGTAGATGGGAAAAGGTCTTAAAACGACTAATTCTTTTAAATAAAAACTATCCTCTTAGAGGTAAACATTGTAATCCTTCATTATTTACAAGAAATTTTGAATTAAATAATAATGATAAAGATGAGAAAAATTTATATTATGCAGTTAGAGATTCATTCATTGATCAAGGATTAGTCTTTTTTGGTGGATATGCCAGCTTTTTATATTCATCTTATATGCCCAAAAAACAGCAAAAATTATTTCAAAAAACACCGGACTTTGATGTATTATCCGAAGAACCTGAACAATCGGCTGTTATGTTAAAAGAACGATTAGAAGATTTCGATTATAAAGGTATTAAAATTGTTAAACATGAAGGTATTGGTGAATTAATCGCACCACATTATTCTATTCGTGTCAAAATTAATAATATAGAAGAAACTGTTGCATTCATCTATAAGCCTTTAGCATGTCATAGTTACAATGTTATAAAAAAAGGAAATAAATCGGTTCGAGTAGCAACAATCGATACTATGTTAAGTTTCTATTTTGCATTTTATTTTAGCGATCGAGAATATTATGATGAAAATCGCATATTATGTATGGCTCAGTACTTATTTGATGTTCAACAAAAAAATAGATTAGAGCAAAAAGGATTACTTAAAAGATTCAGTATCAATTGTTATGGTAAACAACATACATTAGAAGAAATGCGTAATACAAAAGCTGAAAAATACAAAGAATTAAAAGGTAAACGAAATACTACTGAATATGAATCTTGGTTTTTAAGATATATACCATTCGAACAACATATGGATAAAATAGAAAAGAGAGAATATAAGGCTAAAAAAACTACCACCAAACGAAAACATAAAAATAAATCTAAGAAAACTAAGAAAAACTTATTTAATAAATTATTTTAATTTATTCTCTCTGACTAAAATATATGACTTATAAAATTATAATTGCTATATTTGTTTTCATACTTACATTATTCTTACCAAAAATTAATCTAGAAGGATTCGTTACATACAATAGTTGTATCGAAGATGGTTATCCTATGGATTTTTGTACAAAAACTCCTGTACAAACACAAAATGGATCTGCATTTTGCAGTTGTGCTGAAGGATACTTTGGTTCATATCATATGGATGACGGCAAATGTTATTGCTATTTATTTGGCGGTCTTCTCCCATACAAAACCACACAACCTTATGAATCATCTCCTTTTTAGATTATAGATAAGATACTCATTTATATTGTTAAATATATCATAATATCTTGCCATAAATTTCTAAAAATATTAATATACCTTTTTACAATACTTTCATTCTTCCATGATGAAGGTATTAAATAATCTATATGTAGACCAAAACTAAATATATAAATTAATATTGTATATATTATTTCTCTCAATCTAAATAATAATATATCCTTCAACCCCCAATCATCTACATAACTACACATATTATTAGGTTTCTGCGTTTCTATAAACTTATGTGTATCAAATAATCCTTCAAATATTCTTGGGTAAATATTCTTTTCATTTTTTATCATTATCATTTTTTTTATTTTATCAAAACTTTGCAAATTTAAAAATACCATTTTCCTGTCCTTGTATTTTTTTTTAAACATGTATGGAAATGCGCCATCAATATATCCTTTTTTGTATGTCATCGAACCATCTGATAAATATGGTATATGAATTGTTTTAAATATGCAATCTATTAAATGATCTTTGCTATTGTATTTTTTTTTCAATATTTGTTTTCCTTTGTAAGCATCAAAATATGTTAAAAAAAATGTATCATTTAATTTTTGAATATCCTCATCCGTAATCTCATCTCTTAACAATTTTTCAATATTACTTACTATACTTTTCAAATCTCTCTTTTTTCGAAGTAGTGTGTAACAATTATTACATACGATTAATGCTAAATCTAACTTATTAATAATAAATAATAAACCCAAAATCGCACCCACGCTGCATCCTGATATTCTTTTTATTTTAACCTTTTCTCTCTTCTCTAATTCTTTTAAATAAAATAATCCCCCTAACATATAAATTCCATTAAATGCTCCACCATCTAATATCAAATCTAATTCGTTTGGAATATTTTTATCATCTATATTATCTATTAAAGAATTTATAAAGGTATTTATTGCCATTATCTTGTCAATATATTTATTTTAAAACATATTAACTTACATATTTTTTAAAATTTAAATACTATATTACATACAATATAATGAATACCGAACGACCATCATGGCAAGAATATTTTAAAGAAATTACAATATCTACATCTAAACGATCCCCATGTGATAGACTAAAAGTGGGATGCTTATTGGTAAAAGATAATAGAATTGTATCACAAGGATATAATGGATTTTTACCAGGAGCTCCACATGAATCAAAAGTAGTAAATGATCATGAACAGGCTACTGTACATGCTGAACAAAATGCAATCACAGATTGTGCAAAAAGAGGAGTTAGTACAAATAATTGTGATGCATATATAACTCATTATCCATGTGTTAATTGTATGAAAATATTATGTGCATCTGGAATAAAAAATATTTATTATATTAATGACTATAAAAATGATCCATTAGTTGTATATTTTAAAGATGTTTCTAATATTACTAATTTATCACAAATTTAATGTAATATTTGTCTATATTTATTTAATGGTATTTCTAGACAATTATATTCCTCTCTTAAATAAAATTTAACACTTACAAACTTTACCTTTCTATTTTTACATCCTACTTTCGGTCCAGCAACTCTACAATCATATATTTTTGTTGAAATAATATCTCCTATATCATTATGTTGTAATGTATCTTTTGTCCGTGTATCATTTCTATAACTAAAGTTAGAATTTAATATATTTATTAATTTAAATACATCAAATTTAGTTAATCTATTTAAATCAGTATTTACATTAGGTAAATGTATTTTCATCTTATTTGAAATATTCATATTTTAATATTAAAAACTAAATTGTAGTATTTTTATATCAATTTTTTTTATTACTTAATATTTTTAATTCCAACATGTAGTAGGTGTGTATGTTTTCATATTTGCAATTTCTGATCTATAATTAGTAAGTACAGAGTTCCAAATAACTGGATTATTTAAATAGTATTGACAATTGCGCATAGTAATAGCATACGAACAACCACTATGTCCATTATAAGTCATATATTTTGAAATTTGATTACCAATATTTTGACCTCCAAACATAAATCCATTAGGATCGTCAAAACTTTTTACTGTATTTTCACAATTCGCTAATTTAATAGCATTCATACAGTCATATACCATAGTAAATGTGTGTAAATCAATGTTTTCCATAATAATAATATTATTTATTAAAATTAATAATATCATTTCAATTTTATTTTTTTATATGGATTGTAAATTATTTAATAGCTTAGATATTACATAATACATTGACCCAAAAAATAAACTATTTAATACATATCCGGTTAAATTAGGATTTCCGTCTTTATTGTATAATGATGGTAATATCGATAAAAATTTACTTTTTACAACAGGTAGTTGAAAAATAAAATATAATAATCCAATTATAATAGGTATTTGAAATTCATCATATAATATTTCTAACGAATCTCTTGAATTTTGATTTTTCATTCTTCTAGTTAATATTTCCTGTTCATTATCTGAATTTTGAATATAATCTTGTTGTTCTGGTTGTTCAGGAACATAATTAGGTTTTGTTTCTTGATCAGCGAAATGGACAGTGCTTTGTGGAATATCTCTAGAAGGTAATGCTGTCGCACCACTAGCACTTGCTTGTTGAATACCCGATACAAATTCATTCATTACTTTTTGCTCATTTATATTAGATGCGGGTGCAGAAGAGGTTTCAACATTAGGTGAATATGGTGCATTCATCTCAGTTGTTTGAAGAACTACATTCTCAGAACCACTGGACACGTGGGGATCTGAAGGTAGGTCAGTTAAAGCAGTAGTATCACTCATATCTAATATAATACATATATTCATTGATATACAAAAATTACGCAAAATTAACAGATTTTTTCTTATTATCGCATATAATAGAATTCATTTTATACTCGAAACATTTATTTCCATATTTATATTTTTTTTCGTCAATATCTTCTAAATTAGGGGCTTTAAATACTAAACATTCTTCTCCTTCACAAGTTTTTCTAAACATAGTTGCTAATCCTAAACCTAATAGTATAGACATAATTATTTTTCCAGTTTCTGTATTAAAAAATCTTTTTAATTCCATATAATATATATTATTACTATATTTGTAATGGAATTATTTCTGCATCTTTATTGCATTCTATAATAGACTGTTGTAATTCAAAACAATTATTTATTTTATCTCTAAATTGAAATAAATGTTTGTTGTCATCTGTAGGATAAACTATTATTTGTTTTTTTTGCGGTGCAGTATAATATACATATAACATACCAAATATAAAGCTTACTATAAATACAGGAAAATTAATTAATCTCATTATATAAATTTATTAGATTTTAATTATAATTTCTCTCTACTACATTATATCTCAACTATATATAGTTGTCCACTAGTAGTATCTATTGCAAATAAAACAGGTTTATTTGGATCTACATATAACATTTCTAATTGATATTTTTTGGCATTTGCTTCTACAATAGTAACTTTCTGTAATTCTGTTTGTAATTCTGCATTTTTTTTGTATTCAGTTTTATTTGCAATAACCTTATCGCCGAATTTAATAATTCCATCTTTAATGGTTAATTTATCAATAGATGGCGAAGGAGAAGTATTGGGCGAAGATATATCTTCATCATCCATTTCAACCTCAATATCTTCTTGTATCACTTTCTTTCCAGTTGTAGAGGAGGTGGTTACTCTACCTATTTCAAATGATTCTATTTCTGGATTGGAAAATGGTACTAATAGATCCGATAATAAGTATGGTTTTCTATGCAAATAAAATTTATTATTGTCTGTATCTACTTCGACAGATCTTTCTTTATATGTAAGGGATGAAATCTTTTCTAAAATAGGTTTCAAATCTGTTCGATAGAGAGAAATTACATCTTTAATTAAATTAATATTTCCCGATTCATTATATTCTTTAATTGAATTTTTAATAGTAGATACTAATTGGTAAAATATTGTCATATTAGAAGACAATAATGGTTTATTATTTAAATTACCAACAATATTAATATATTTAACTTTATCTTGAGCCAATGTTTCTAGATCATTAGTTAATTCCCCCTTTAATTCTTTGAACTTTACTAGGGTTTCATCTTCTGTATTAAATCCAAACAATAAATCTAGTTTAGTAGTAATAATAGAGTCTTTTATATCATCAACGCTATTTTGAAATACACTAATTAATTCTCGTATATCTATAAACTTGCCCCTATTTAGCTTAATATTTAAATTGCATGGGTTTGTTTTAGATCCACAAATTGCAGATAAAACACCATCATTAATAGAAAAAATAGTATTAACCGGTTTTTCACAATTGATACATCTTATTTTAAGCTTTTCAAATTTATCGCGCTTTTGTTTCATATTTAGTTCATCATTTTTAAGAATATTATTTTTTTTATCCGAAAGAGTACTTTCATATTTTCGTTTTAATTTATAATATTCATCTATTTTTTCAAACACATCATCAAATGTATCTTGGGTTTCTGGTTCATCACCAGTAATAGTATCAGGGCCGTTACTGGTAGATAATGATTTAGAACGTGTCATTATATCTCTTGAAGTATCTGTAGAACTCATATAAATTAAGAGAATATTTTTCTATTATAAAATTGAACTTCGGGATTATTTTGCCATGTTGGTAAATCTGTAACTAGATTACTTACTTGATTTTTTCGATAGTCCTGCATAAATCGCAGTTTGTTAATAATATATTCTTGTTGTTGTCTTTTTTGTTCTTGTTGGGCAATACGGTCGTTCTTTTGTTTATATTTGTAATATAGAAATATGGATAATATTCCTGCAAATAAAACTAATAGTCCTAAATTATAAAGGAAATTATAATATTTAACTTTCAACATTTGACATTGCTCTAATGTTGAATTTATAAAATATTTAACACCTGGTTCAATTAATCTTGGTCTTATAAATTGCAACCGTTCCATTACAATATAATGTTATATTTTCAAAATAAATTATACCTATTTATTATATGGCTTCCGTAGATCCTAGTGCTTCAATTATATTTTTTTTAATATTAACTTTAGCTTATTCTATATTCAAATATTATACTAAATCTCCAGCTATGATGAAGATATGGACTATTATTTACTTTTTAGTTTTAATAGTTGTCCAATTTTTTATAAATGTATCAATGACCAATGAAATTTGTGGATCTACTCAATATGGTACTGCACTACGAACAACATTAATACCATGGGTATTCATTTTTGGTAGTGTTAATTTATTATTATATGTATTCCCCCAATGGTTGTCACCCTTTTCTAATACTGTTGGTTACTTTTTTGCATATGTGACTGGTGTAAATTCGCTATTCAAAAGCATTTTAAAAGACAGGAAAACCCTAAATTTAGGACCAAAACAAGCAGATATGCTTACAGCTATTAATAATGTATATGAAGATAAATCACTTTTAATTAATTCTATGACTTTAACAAATCTCCCATTATGGTGGGAAAACATGTCAAAAGGGGGTCTATTAAAGCAAGGTGTTAGTGATACACATTATAAAGATTTAATGGGATATATTAAGTTAAAAACAGAAATTGCCGAGTTTATGTGGTATGCACTAACTGGGGTTTTAGTAACATCTGTCAGTTATAATTCTATTGTTAATTCTGGTTGTAGTCAATCAGTAGAAGAAATGCAAAAAAGACACGATGAATATTTAGAAAAAGAAAAACAAATTAGTGATGATAAACAGAAAAAATCAGATAGTCAAATAGTTTACAAAACATATGAGTAAATTATTTATCTAAACTTTGGAATGGTAATATAATATAATACAGCCAAATAAGACATTATTCCTAAAACTATACTTATCAACCAAACTGGTAATATTGTTTTTCTTTTATGTCCTAAACCAAATGTTCTAATACTTCCATCGGAATTATATAGAAATCCTGGTTTAAAATAATTTAATGTAATAAATGATAATAAAAATATAATTATTGAAAATGTATTTATATTTTTTCTGATAAATGCGTTATTCATTATATATAATATTTCAACAAAAATAAATTTTATTTTATTTACATAAAATATAAATGAATCAACAAAATGATTTTTTCTCAAAACCCTTTGCTCCTTTAGGAAGAGTCTACTGTGACTATTTCTTTTACTTATCTGTTATTAACTTTATCATTCTTATGTATATACTATTAGCTGGTTTATATACTCTTTTATTTGATAAGAAAAAAGATGGTATTTTCAATATTATATTAGTTGCATTACCTACTTTCCTAACATATTTTATTAATAGATTATTATACTCTATGTGCGTAGGTTCAACAAATCAAATGTAAATATTTAATAAATAAATAATAAATTATCATTTATTTATTCAAGTTAAAGTAATGTTAAATATATTACAAAAAATATAAATACGGCATTTGCAAATCTTAACCTAAATGTCCTCGGTACAATATCACCATATCCTATACCAACTGCTGTTATTAGAGAAAAATAAAATCTATCAAATAAATCATGTATATTTAGGTGTATAGTTTCATCTATATCTTCTGATGTAAGCGTCCCTGTAATTTGCTTTTCAATTTTATCTAATCCTGTGAAATCAGAATTTGGAAACAACATTAAAATAAATGAAAATATAATTACTAATAGCATTAATTTATAAAACTTTTCCATTTTACCCAACTTCCCAAATAAAATTTCCAATTGTAATATCATATAATATAACTTGTCAAAATATTATTTATATTGATCTTTTATTTCACTGGATAAGTATGTATTTTTACTGATTGCTCTTATTATTTTATTGGTTTCCTTGTCATCCTTTTCTATTTGAGTCATAGAATTAAAAACCAGATTTGTCATTTTTGTTTGTAAATCATCGTCTGTTGCCCATCCGTTATTTGCATCTTGCCATTTTGATATGTTTGATCGCTGTTTTAAAGCTACTTTTGTAATACCATTTAATAATAAATTTAATTCTTTATCTTTCTCCCAAACATTATTATCTTTTATGTACATTGTTTTTCTAGCCGGATCAGTACAATGAATCGGCCTTTCTAAAATATCCATATTATTTAATCCATTTGTAATCATAGTAGTAATGCTTTTAGTTAAGCCGTTTTCTATAGTATTGTCAAATGTTTCAGGTGTAAGTGGTAATGTATCAATAAAATCGGTTAAATTCATTGCGTTCTTACAATGCTCATTCAAGAACATATTCACATTAAACTGATTATTATTTGTTGTTGTATTATGAATCGTATTATTACTATTAGTATTTGTATTATTTCCCTTGATATGTGGAAGTAAATTTACAAAATTCTTTTGAATTTCTTTATTTTCCTTTAGAAGCAATAATACTAATTCTTTAAATCCCGATTGATTATCGTTATTATATGTGTTGCAATAATCAATTAGTTCTGACTTATTTTGTTCTTCTATATAATTATAATTATCCAATGCGTCTTCTACATCACTAGTGGAACTTTTTCCATCTATATCATTTATATTCGTTTGATATTTGTAGCAGTTGATTCTATGTCTATAATAAGAACTATTGTGACTGAACTTCTTACCACACATACAATTATAATAATGTTTTGCACCTAGTTTAGATGAGGAACTTTTTGGGTCCGAAAATATAGCATTTTGTAGCATTTTTATAGCATTTTGATGTTTTGTAGTGGATATGTGTCTATCGTATTGACTTTTTCTACTACATGAATATAGGCATGTTTCACAATGGAACTTTTTGGAACTTTCTGGTATAGCATTATATAGCATATATATAGCATCACATATTTATCTCTAAATACTTTCTCAAAAATGAAAATATTTTTATCATAACAAATAAAAATAATTTGAAATGAAAATGAGAGCATTATGCTCTAAATCACTTTTTTACAACTTTTTTCAATTCTATATCCAAAAATCAAAAATCTACACAAAAAAACCTTGTGTAATTTTTCAAAATCCAAAATCAAATATAAAAAAACAAAAAAATGCATTTTACTTCATATATCTAATGATTTCCATTTATTTTCATCCTTATTTTCTCTCTTCATATGAAGGGGATTACCTTGATGAACCTACAAGAATTAATGTTTTCTAACCTTTATAAACAGTCTATGTAGTGAGGTGTTGCCTACATAAAAACGATCCTCTTATTTTCCGAAATGCAAAAATCAGGTTGTTCATTTGTCCGAAAACGATGATGATTTTATGTATTTATATACTAGTGCCTTTTTTTAAGTCAGCAATATTATTTATTAT